AACTCAAAAAGGTTCCCTAAGTTAAAGAGTAAAAGTCAACATGAGTTCCAATTGTATCCAACTTAAAAACTTTAGGCAGATCGTTTTGTATCTTGTCAAAAGAGCTATCATAAACAATGCAGTTCTATATACAGTCAAAACGATCAAGATCAGGAGAAACAAATTTCCGGACAATGCTATTAGAGGTTATGGAAGTTATAGACCAAAGCTTACGATTATTTATAGAACCAGATATATCAATAAATCCATTAACAACAATCCGCGGAGCATAAACAACAGGGCCATCATTTAATGGCTAAGCCTTAAACTTATCAACCTTAATTATAGCAGCCTAGGGGGAACAAACAACACAAGTGCTCCTCTTACAGACACAAGTGTTAGAAATGCGAGCAGTAAACAATAAGCTATAAAAAAAGACGGGGTCAACTAACAACAAAGGGTCATCAATTACCAATTTAATGTCCTCTTCAGTATAGCCTTGATCAAGAAACCGATCCATAATCCACTTAGGTGTTGGTGTATCATAGAATGTTTTATAATCAAGAACATGATACAACAAAGTGGTATATTTAACCCACTAGAGCTTAACAATAGCAAGTGATTAATAAGCAAAAAAGCCCTAAGTAATCCTCTCACCATCATAAAGTGCATAATTCAAAATACCACCATTACCTATCAATAGCTTACACTTAGGATACATTTATAAGATCTTCCTCATATCAGGTGTGTCAGATATCTCCAACTAAACAGGAGTAACAGGATAAATTAATTGAAAATTACAACTCATTTAATGATCCTTGATGTAATACTCAAACTCTTTCGGGGTTAGCTCAAAATCACCAGCCTTGAAGTTCTTCCCCTGAGCAACAGCAATTGGCAATGTAGATTTATCCAAATAGTAAGCACCTCCTTCACAGCGGACACGAGGGCCAAACTTATGAGACACCTTATCCTCCTCATAAACAGGTTTCTTATTACACCATGCCATAGGAAATTTTTTATCAATCCCATACAAAAAGGCACCATCAAATATTAAAGCTTACGATGATTAATAAGTGGCAACTTATAAAGAGCCCTTATAATCAATACGATTCTTCTAGCCAAATTTCGTGGCATAAGGCAACAATCCTTAATGACTAACAGTATAATCCACTTCACTCTTAGATTTGTAAATGTCCAGGGCAAAACGAAGTTAGTTAATAGGGAAGAAGATACCTTTAATTATAAAGTAATCAGGCTAATCATTAGGCCAATCAATAGTAATGCTCTTGCCACCTTTTGAAATAATCCATTAATATTACTTCTTAGAATTAACCTCTTCAACTTTATAACCTCGATTAGTAACTTAATCATGTAAAAAGAAAAAGGGGTCCATAGGCTCACCATGATCAGACTCATCATCATATTCATCCATGTAATCTTAACCTCTATCAAAACAGTCATGAACAGTGATATGAGAATCATAATTCTTTTTATATTACTTACTAGATCTTATTGGTATGGCACGATACTCCTATGGGAAGTCTGTTGCTTAAGAACAAGTACCAGTAATATGTAAGTCCTTACCACACATCTTAAAACTAGCATATTATAGTAAGCTCCTCTCATAAAAGTTACACTAGCAATAAGTAGGAACAGAACGATATAAAAAGAAATTACAGAGCTTGATATCCATGCAAGACTTACATTAGACTTGATGAAGATAGATATCCAAACAACGATTCTCAATAAAATCAGCAACCTAAGCCTATTTTAAACAAGGGTCTATTAGAGTAAAAAAGTACTTAACCTCCTCTAAAGGATTATGGGATGTAGTTGAGTTATACAACTCCAACTTAGATGTAATAATGGGTAAGCTTGTTACGGTAAGATTTTCACTCTCAGAACGATCTTAACAACTTCCTATATCCAAAACATTCCCATAAAAAATAATACCCCGTTTAGCCAAATATTAAAGATCAGCCCTTGAATCCTTCATAACTAAAGTCACTAGTTTAGATGACAAGGTTTGCAATTTGTGAAGAGCAAAAAGCATGTTAGTAGAATCACCATACACATTAAACACTTCGTCATCTTCCTTAACTACATAACCAATCTCAGAAATATGACCATTGACAAACTCACAATCCAAATAAATCACACGCCTATTAACAGTAATGAGATCCCAATCAACAACCGATATAGAAGGTTTAAGTTAAGCAGGGTTCACAACAACAGGATTCTGAGACAAGAACAAATTAATAAAAGCTTCCTTCAAGTTATTGTGAGCATCTTTAACTTTATTTGAAATAGCACGCATCTAGACATTACACCATACCAATCCCACAGAAAAGACAGGAGTGTGAGCTTAACCCAAAGCACTTGTGTAGAAACTTGGGGCAATAGTTTTACGTAAGGCAGTAATGGTGTTATATAATTACAACTTAGGCACGTCATAACGTGTAGACCAGATCTTAGGGTAATTAGTAAAGATAAAGTTCGCAAAGTTGTACATATATTAAGTGTCTTAATCGGCTAACAAAGCCTTCCTAGGAATATCCATAGATGCAGAAGCGTCAAGGCCAGCATTACGTACAGTTATACTAGAAGGCATTTCAATAAAAGGTACAGACAATGTGGGTTCAAACAAACTACACAACTTATCAAGGAAACCACCCAACACAGGGTCAAAATCAGATGGTAATCCAAGAACATTCAAAAAGGAATTGTCTATACACAAAAGCTCCGTCGGACCGAGATCCTAGGGAGACGACTACACCAGAGCCACCGTCGCAATAAGTGAACCAGGGTGGATGGATGAAACAGACTTGTCAATCAAAGAGGTATCGTGAAGACAATTATCCGTTCCAAGTAATGGGTCAGAGACCAAATCTTCTAAAACTTAAGAAT